GCGCCTCTACAAGCTCGCTGTTTTACCATGTCATTTATACAGTCGCGCACTAACTGATATTTTTTATAGTTGAGCGCGTATTCTGGATTCACTAAATTGTTAGCATTCATATTTATCTCATTTTTAAGCCGCCAGTCCACATAGGCTTGATTATAGGGTATTCGTAGGCGATATAATAGCCACCAGCGTCGTTGACGTCTTCCGTACCATCCTTGTCTGGCTCGCCTCTATCATTGTAAACTTGCTGCTCTAGCTTCTCTGTGTAGTGCGGGCAAAGCTTAGTATTAATGAATAAAGTGCGCTCACCTTTTGAATTACAGAAAGCTGCATTCATTGAGTTAACCCTGTCTTTTACAGGTGGGTTCTTTGATTTTGCTCTAACTGTAAAGCCTGCATTTTTAAGTAAGCTTATATCAGTCTCACTTGCCCCGACTGATTTGCGGTTTTTGCCTGAGCTGTCAGGGTAAACATAAATAGTATTAAGCTTTTCAAATTCACCCTCTGACACCTCGCGCCAGTATTTACGCTTAATCAACCTAATCATTTCTGGAGTATCATAAGCATCTATAAACTCATCAATCGCATGAGGGTTACCGTTTCTCAAAACATAAACAACTACACACATGCGGCCAACATTGAAGTCCATGCCGATGTAAATAGATTCACCTTGCTGGTATTGCTCAGTTGAGTTATTCAACCGCCTGTCGAATTGTGGATAGACTGTCCCGCTTGTTAAGTTAACAAAGTCACCATTCACATAAGCATCAACTAAGTTACCTGGGTAAGTTGCATATAATTTATCAATGTAATCATCAGGCAGGTTTTTAGCGTTCTTTAGTGTACTAGCTTTGACCAGTGAGTAATACTTTTGCATTTCTGGCTTTTCTCTTAACTGTTTGACAAAAAAGTCATACATCCAATTAAAGCCCTCTGGCGTAGTCGTAAAGTCAACCGTGTTAACCTTGTAATCATCCCGAACCGATGACATTCGAGCGACTATCTTTTTCCACGCTGCATCAGCCTTGGCTTTCTTCATGGTGTCGATTTCATCAACCAAAGCATGGCTAATATCAAAGCCTACTATTCTGTGCGCGTGCTCCATTGAGCGGCACTTAACAGTTGCATAGCATTTACGGCCAACCATTAACTTAGCTGTTTTACTTGATACGTTAATATCAACCCAGCATTGCACACCAACATGATGAGAGAAAGCCTCGCCAACTTCTGCGATAGTATCGTAAAAAATATCCGTAATTTGTGGATAGGTCGGGGCAAAGTATCCAAGCTTAATACCTGGGTAATTAACTGCTAAAGTCCAAAGCCTAAAGCAGCCGACAAAAGTCTTGCCTGCTCGATAGCCGCCAACATAACCCCTAAATGGAGTTGTTGAGGCTATAAATTCACCCTGTGGCTCATTAAGCCGTATACCATCACTTAGAGGCATCGACAATTCTCACAGGTATAACAGTAAGCTTCTCATCTTGGTCTTCTTCTTTAGCTACATGACCAGCTTTGTATTTAATAGGCGCTAACCTTTCAGCGTCCCACTCAATAGCTCTAACCTTCTCTTTGATTAGATTGCCCCAAACATTATAATTAAAGCCTTCTGGCACATCACCAATCTTTAATTCTTTGATTGCCGAGTCTATTACTTGGTGTCTTTCTTCGGCTTTTAGATGCGTTCTAAACTCCAATGCCTGTGCATATCTCTCCGCGAATTTCGGCTTATTTGCAAGCCATTTATACAGAGTGCTGTTAGCTGGCATTTCTGGGTCTTTAACGATACTACAAACAGCTTCGCCGTTCATAATTCGCTTGATTATTTGAGTTGCAACCCTAAAGTTGTATTTTGTCGGTTGGCTTTCGTTTAACTTCGTCATTCACTCATTATCTCCTGATAATTAAGCGCCCTATCTCCTGATAGAGCATCTAAGTTATTATAGCTTATTGCAAGCAATAAAAAACCCCGTCATTGCGGGGCTTAAATTTAAACTTTATTCAGTGATGTTATAACAACGCTAACAACATCACTGTCGCCTTTGTAATTTTTTTCTATTATACCTTCCTTTATCTCGTCAAGTAATCCATCGCAAACCTCAGTATAACTTCCAATAATGCAGTCGCCATAAGAATTAGCAACTCCATCCATTACTGTCATGTAAGAGCAAAAATACAAATTCACTTAACCACTCCCCGTAAAATTAAAATTCTTTACTTCTTTGTTCCGCTCAATGTTGGATAGCCGAAGCTACTGCGCATTTTCTTTGTTATTAGTCGCTTCATTATGATAACTCCTTGTTTAACTCTTCCGCCCAAAGTGATAAATAACTAACACCATCAAGCAAACTATCATCATGCAGCCTTGACTTATCGCTATTCTGCCTTACCACCTTTACACAGGTTAGTAACAAGCAAACATCAGAGCCGCTTAACTTCTCACCAGTTAAAGCGTTAAATGCTTTTGCCGCTGCATCAAATGAACGCTCACCTGTACCGCTTGAATCGTATTGCTTACCCCTTTCCGCTTGCACCTCGATACACTCGTTAAGGTAATCAACAGAGGTTTTAAGCTTATCCGCACTTACTCTAGGTTTTGCCAGCGCCTCGTTAATCTTTCTATGCGCATCAGCTAGATTAAGTCCGTCACTGGTATTTATGCGAATAACTGGGTCACTTTCTTTAATTGCGGACTTTTCATCTAACAAACGTTTTAGTTTACCTATTGCCATTATTTGATTGTATGTTAATTTGCGTTTTGGCTCTGGTGAAATCTCATCAGGACTTGAAATAGCCTCTAAGCCCTCAGTGCTTACAATCGCAATCAATCCAAAAGCTTTAAATACATCAATAACACTACTCCTCCTTCCTGTGCAACCCAACTCTTCACGCTCAATGTAATCACCTATGCGGATTTCGTTTAGTTGGAAGTCTTTATAGTTATCAACGCTTGTAACACCATTAGTTAGCTCACTAACAACATAGCTTGTGCTGTATCTTAACCTTCCTGCAGCATGACAAACCGCACCCTCTTGCCATTCAATCATTTTTCTTCTCCATTGTTTAAATTAACCACACCTAAAACAATAATCTCAAACTGCTTAGGCTTTTGGTAAAACTTCTTGCGCATATTCTCTACGCCGCAACCGTATGTATCTGCAACTTGCTTTAGAGATTGCGCGCCGAGTTGCTTGGCGCGCTTTGCAGGTGTCACCACTGCTTCACCCAGTAATTACTAAATTTAAAAAGAGACTTACCCCTAGACCACAGTCTAAACCCAAAACAACCAAGCATAACCTCAATGTGCAAACCATTTAGCGCTGGGCTTGCTATCGTTATGCCAACTGAAAAAGACCTAGCTATAAAAGCCTCAAATTTCGCTGTTTTCATAAAATCCTCATCTCTAACTTAGTTATATTTGCGTAAAGACCTCTTAAATCCTGCTCTTTAAAGCCGTCAGCCTTTAACTTTCTAATTTCATTTTTAATTGTGTTGATTCTGACTGTAACCTCATCATTACTTTTAACTACAAGCTTTCTTCTCAAGTTGTTTCTTTTGATGTGAGTGCCATTTACCTTTGACACTCTCTCTTCAATTTCCTGTTCCGTTAAGATCATGCTCTAGTCACCTTATGAGATGGCTGGCGTTTCTGCTTCTTCAACTAGAAGAGCTTGGTTGTAAAACTCCACCAGTTGAGGGTAAACAACCTTAAAGCTGCGACCTGTTAATTTTAAACCTGCAACTTCTGCCTGCTGCTTAATTAGAGATAAAGAAGACTTTAAGCGGTACATATCTAACATCATGATTGCTTGCTTTAAAGTTTCTGTTTTTGCTTCTGTGAATTTAATTGTTTTCATTTTGCTATCTCCAAATTAATTCGCGTTATTGCGTTTCGTTGAGATAGATAATAACAACTATAGATTGTGTCGTAAAGCAAAAAACCAACTATTTTAGGTTTTTAATTATAACTTATTGGAATATAGATATAACAAAACCGCATTAGCGCGGTCTGTATTTTGAGTGGGATTTTTTGAAGTCTTTTCTTTTCTTATTCATTTTTAACTTCCCCCTGCATTGGCAATTTAATTGCACCAGAAGAAATGCTATTACTCACAACAAGCACCAGGCAGACTATAAATATCCAAATACCGTTACGAATAAAGCCCGCTTTTGTTTCCTGCTCATTCTTGGACTTATCCCAAACAGGTTTATACTCCTCCCTGTCCGCTGTTCGCTGGTTCTTCATCTCTGATATTTCAGTCTTAATTGATAGGATTTCTTTATCCTGGGAATCCATTCTCTTGTCTCTATGCTCGTTATCAGTGACAACTTTCACAAGTAATTCATTTGTTTCCGTCAGCTTGTGCGCTATCTCTTTCAAGTCTTGATGTATTTGCTCGTTTGTTGCCATAGTAAGTCAAGTTTAAAAATTCACCGTATTTAAATCTATAGTACAATAAATAGATTGTTAAAACCAATCTGCCTACTGCGTACATTATCAATGAGGCCGCCCAGATACTTCTGAACTCGTCGCCAATCAATAAGAGACAAAAGGAGAGATATATAAATGATATTGACGTATATCTCATAGCGGTTAAAAAGTGAATCATAAATATTGTACCATCCTAGATATTCAAATATCACTCCGCATCCCATTGCTAGAGTTACAGCGCTTAAAGCAAAAGCAGGTATGCAAGCGGCCTTTTTTAGTTTGTAATAATACTCAAACATATATGTTGCTGATATAAAACATAACAACCAGTAAACTTCCGCAGGTTGAGCCGCTGTTAATATAAAAGCGATGTTGCAAATAACCAGGTGAACAAAAACAGGATAGCTGTGAACTTTAAATGAAGCGATTAAGAACACAGCTATTAAAGTTACGTTACTTACGCTTTTTACCGCTACCTGTGCGGCGTTTAAGAGTAGACATAAATCATTCTCCATGCTTGTCGTTCCTCGGTGGGTAAATGTTAATTGGTTTTAGATCTAAGGTCAATTTTACAACAGATAATAAAAAGCCACCTGTTAAAGTGGCTTTGCTTACTCTCGTTCAATGTATACACCATGGGAAAAGCGTATTTGGTACTCCAAGGCGGATTTGAACCGCTCCTTCTATCGATTATGAGTCGAGTGCATTAACCTATTATGCTATTGGAGTATCAAATAAGCTCTAAAAAATGCCTACAACTTAATGCAGGCCAAGGAACTATTTTCGTCTCAATCCTCGAACTACAGTCTCCATTATTAATTAAAAGATTATAGTTTAAGGTTTGCTAACTGCTATCTCACGACTGTAGTTAGTTTGTTACAACCCACTTTAACGCAAGTGAGAGCGAGATTTATCACCTCCAACCTATTGAGGGCCGTCTTTCCGTAGCTGTCTAACAAAGATTATCGGACCTTCTGTCGTTAAACCCGATGTAATTAGTATAGCAAAATCGGTTGGTTTGTTTAATACCGTTTTGTTATATGCTTATTCTTTTTCGTTATTTACCTTATAGCTAGTTACCAACCATGCAGGCGCTAATATTTTATAGCCTCTGCGCCAACCTAAAGACTGAGCGGTTTGCTTGCCGTTTATGTGTTGTTCTCTCTTTCTGCATTTCATTTGCCTAAACCCTCCAAGGCACCGCTAACAATTATCGTAGTTTCAACATAGGCTAAGTTGTTATCTTTTCGCTCAAACGGCTTTAAACCTAGCGCCCTTAATCGCGCTGCATAGAACTCAAGCTCAAACAAGCTAAGAGCATTTTCACACGGTACAGCAACCTCAATGTTGCCACTTGATAACTTATCACAGTAATCTGCTTGTTGTGGTGTCATTTCACTCTCCTATTTTTATAAACTCTAACCCTTAAACTGATTGAGCTTTCACCTTAGAGCTTGGTATATAAATTTTACATTCCTCAATGTTTATATAAGCACCAGTTTTTAACCAGTTACTAACATTTGTTTGCGGCTTACCTAGTGATTTAGCTAGAGCGTAATCACTTTTGAATTGCTTTCTGTATTCTGATAGTTTAATCATCTTTATTTAATCCATTTATAATTTCATCTGTCGTTTTTGCATCGCAACCAACACCATGAGCCAGCTCTTTTGCTAGTTGCTCAACCGAATTTAAACTGCAAAAATGCCTATCACCCTCAGTCCTCATAAACTTACACGGCAAATCCCTACTACCAGAAAGATCAACACCTATTGAGCAAACCTCAGTGAGGCAGCACCAACCGCAATTATTACAAGGATCAGAAAATTTAGGTTTGTTTTTTTGTGCGATAAATGTGATCTTTATTAGCTTAGAGTAATCCATAACACCCCCCTTTTTTGCGGCCTAAGCCGCGTCATATGCTGATAAGTTTTCAAAAAACATTTTGTCACTTAACTCATCAACACTGAGTTTTGTTGAATTTGTTTTTTTGTAATTTTCCGCCAGCCCTACTGCTTCCAAAATATCTGTAGGAACTTTATAGCTTTTAAATCTATCAAGAATTCCCTGCTTTGTATTTTCAGTTACATAATGATCAACACCCTCAGCACCTACACACACTTCTTGTATTCTTGGGTAGTAGTTATAGTACTCAACTTTAAACCCTAGTGCCTCTACCGCTTTAATTAGTTGCTGCTTTGTCATTTGCTTGTCTCCGTCGTTGGTATGTGTATATAATAGCAAATTCGTTACTGGTGTCAACTAATTTAGTAAATTATTTTAAAGTATTTATATACCGTTTAGTTATATACTTATAACTAATTTGCATAATCAAGCATTACTCCGTTCTTAGCGTAGTAAGCCTGTATATTATCTCTGTATTCATTGTGCTGCTTTGTATTAAATAAACTGCTAACTGGTAACAATTCCATGTAATTAACTTGCTGCTCGTGATTCCAGTTGTAAAAACCTAGCTTGTTAAGCGTCCATGATATCTTATCCTTGTAATTTTCATCCTGTAGCAGTATTGGCAGCCCGAACATCAATTTACAAAAGTTACGTACTGACTCGGCGCTTTCCCCTTCTAGCTTTGATATGTGCGCGTACCATACATAGACCTGAGAGTTGGCTGGTAAGCTTCTTTTCTTGCTATGCGGTTTGGCTGTTATATCAACCTTTCCGCATTGCTCGATAATAGCCTTAATTGCATAGTGTGCCTCATCTGCGTTTGATGTTGTTAGCTTTAGCGTGTCAATCACAGGTAATCACCTTAACCACTGCATTGCCTGGTGGATTTTTAACACCCTTCTCAATGGTTAGCTTAACAACCTGCTCATCATCAACCCAAAAACCAGATTTTGACAACGCATCAAAAAGGCACTTGTTGAAGTTATCAACGTCATACTTTCTTAGTGTTGGCGGGTTTAGTGTTATGTGAACGTACAGCCTGTTAGAAATCATTTCACCTTTTAGATTTAGATCATCAAGTATTTGATCAACTTCCTTTGCGTATAACCTTCCCTTTTTGCTTATTAGTCTTCGACCTCTAAATGTTGCCCAATAAGAATTTATACTCGGAGGCCATGGCAACGTAAATTCATAATCATTCATAACAACCTCAATACTTAGTTAGCATAATTGCATTAATAATATCGCTTTCTGGCGCTGCTATGCCATGCTCAGCCATTTCCTCAACCATCTTGCGCCACAGGTATCTCTGATTTCCAAAAGCTTCTGAAAATCGCTTTCTGTAGTGCGTAACATTCAGCGGGTGTGAACTATGCACATCGTGAAGCTGTTGCGGTGCAGGTAAAATAAACCAATGTCCGATTTTTACTTTGTTGTGCTTGTAGCTTCTGCCGCATACATGATGGATTTGGAATGGCGCATCATTCCACATATCGCCGAATAGATAACCTACTCCATGCTCGTTATGAAAATCAGCTACAGCTTTAAGCCACGCCTTTTCCTCTGCGTTTGGTTTTGTGTTTTT